GATATATTTTCACAATCGCATAAAAACCGCATTTTATTGGATGATTTCCATTGAAAAATTGTAAGTAAATATAGACTGGAGCGTTATATAAGTGTATAATATATCTGTAAATTCAATGCCTGGAGGTCATGAAAATGAAAGGATTGAAGATTATCTATGAACCAAAAGGCCGCGCCCGCGAATACTCCTCCCTAGCTGTTAACCTGTATAGAGGATGCTCCCACGGATGCAAGTATTGTTATGCGCCGTCCTGTCTTCAGATGGATCGATTAACTTTCTATTCGATGCCTCAACCCCGAACCGATATAATCAAACAACTAAAAGCCGATTGCGAAAAAATAGCAGGTTGCAAAGACCGCGTCCTTCTCTGTTTTACTTGTGATCCCTATCAACCTATCGAGAAAGACTTACAAATCACGCGACAGGCGCTGGAATTTTTCCGCGAATTTTCCATTCCCTTCCAGGTGCTGACGAAAGGTGGAATGCGTGCGGCGCGTGATTTTGATCTCTACACGAAAGCCGATGCGTTTGCGACGACGCTTACGCTGCGCGATGGGGAAAATTCGTTCCTTTTTGAGCCGGGAGCCGCGATTCCGTCAGATCGCATGGCCGCCATTCAGGTTGCGCATGAACGCGGAATCGAGACATGGGTATCCTTTGAGCCGATACTTGACTCGGAAGCGGTTTTTCGCCTCCTTGAAGCGACGCATAAATATGTCGATCTGTACAAAGTCGGCAAGGTAAGCCATTTCAAGCCGCCGAAACCAATCGATTGGGATTGGTTCGCCCGCGAAATAGTTGCCCGGCTGGAAGCGTTGGGAAAACGATATTATATCAAAGAAGATTTAAGGAAACATCTATAAATCATGTCTGGAGTCAAGGTTCCAGCAATAAAACGCAAGCAAATTCAGGCGCTAATTGACCGAGGTTTTCGGGAACCGGAAATCGCGGCTTATTTTTCCTGCTTTAAGGAGAAAGTTATGGTAACAAAAAATGAAGCATTAAAACCAACGCTTGATATGATCCGATCAATATCGAAAGCGAGCGATATCAAGATAAGTCGAGGCTACACCGATTTTCTGGCGGATCGTATCATAATCGCCGCAACAGAGCCGAATCTCTTAGCATTTGTCGAACGTCTTTCAGGATTGATGAATGCGACCTTGGAATACATCGGCGGCAATGTTCGCGCGGCATTCATCGCCAATATCGCCAAACCGGAAGCCGACTACGTTCTGGCATGGATGCGCGAATATCCACGTGTCGCCGCCATGATCGTTACTTTGTACGACGATGGAAATTATAAAGAATCCATCGAATTGATCGAAATCGAAAAGCGATCCGCATCTTCCGGCGTAGCTTTACCGCAACCAAAGTACGATATTCCACTGAAAATAACCTGCCTTTCTCCATTGGCTCATGGCGGGGATAATAAAGCGGGGAATACGACGCTTTTTAGGCGGATGCAAGTTTTGTCGCAAGAAGGCGGAATCCTTACATTGCCTTTCTATTCCGGAAATGCCATACGGGGGCAAATGCGCGATTTGCTTGGCGATCATTATCTTTCTGCTTTGGGGTTGATTCCAAGCAAATCGATTCCGACCTGCTCGCTTTGGTTTTTCTATGCCTTGTATACTGGCGGAAAACTCGAAGAAAATAGCGCTGAAGCCAAAGCGCTTGGTAAAAAGATGGGAAGCAGTGGAGCATTGCGCACGGAAGGGATGCGAGAGTTTCGCAATATGATCCCGCCTCTTTCCGTTCTCGGAACAGCAATAGGCAATCGGATTATATCCGGGCGGTTGAATTTTGGAGACGCGAAACCGCGATGCAAGGAATGGGGAACCGGAGAAATTCCCGCCGCAGAGCTCTTCGAATTTACCTTCCTGACACGCCGCGAAGATTGCGAAAGCCATGCCGATGGCGAAAATCATGCCATGATCGCCAATTCAGAATGCTTAAGGGCGGGAACAATCCTGGATGCAGGCATCGACTTTTCCGAGCATGTAACCGATATCGAAAGAGCATGTATAGGAAAAGGGCTTAACCTCCTAAAAGAAAATGGATATTTGGGAGCTGAAAATCGGCGCGGATTTGGCAATGTGCAAATCGATTGTAATAGCATTCCCGATCCGACGCTGTATGAAACGTACCTTACCGAAAATCGTCAAGCCATTCTGGATTACTTGACGGAAATCGAGGCTCTTAATGCACCCAACGACGCTAATAGCGCAAGCACTCCGCAAACAGGGGAAGCATCTTCCTGATCTTCCATGCAGTCCAGTCAAGGCTATTTGCGCCTTGACTGGACTCGAATGCGAATGCTTTCCGCGCAAGGATGTTTTGCCGCATTCGTTTACGAATGCGGATATTTTGCGCGCTCCTGCTAGCCAATATGTAAGTATCGACGCCTATGTTGCGTTCAACTATGGTTATCGCGTCGATCCTGCAAAAAAGAGCGACCGAAAACCGGAACGAATGTCTTCCTGGTTTTGCGATGGGGAGCAATTCATAGAACTGAATCGCCAGGGAGTCCGCGAAAGGGCGATGAAAGAAAACATGCCATCGACATGGGCGGCCTATGCAACAACATCGTATAAAAAACATGGGAGTCTATTCACGAAAACGAATACCGGCAAACAACGAATATGGCTTTTCGAGATGCGGCTTGTCGATATGACCGATATGGAGAAAACGCAGGAATGGTGGAAAATCCTGAATGCGGCATTGCGGGACAATATCGGCAGATCGATCTTGGAATCGCTAGAATGCCCACCTTTCTTACTCAAAAAGATAGGCATAAAAAAATGGATGGAATTTGAACGCTGGGCGCATGATAAATATCTTTCTTCGCTCTATTCCTTCCTCTGCTATCTATTGCCGAGCCAAGAAGAACTGAAGGCCGAAAATGGATTGTAATAAACTAAAATATTTACTTCATGCCAAGGATGCTGATTACCAAAAAAGAATAGAAAATGCAAGATTGGCGATAGAAATGGCTTATGATAGTCATAGAAAATTTTATGCCTCATGGTCTGGAGGAAAAGATTCATCCGTAATGCTTCGCCTAATTTTAGATTTATCTCCTACTATTCCAGTGCTTTATATGCAAAGCGGATATGCGCTTCCAGAAACTGAAGATTATATTTTGAGGATGAAAGATGAATGGAATTTAAATCTAACAATTATTCATGCGGAAATCGATTATATCGAATTATGTAAAGAATTTGGATTGCCGCATCAAAGAACTGCGGCTACGCAAAAAGCAATAGTGAAGTCTATAAAAAAATCAGTTGGAAGCCATTGGGCAATTCAAGAAAGATTTTCTGGTATGTTCTGGGGGTTGCGCGCAGAGGAATCGAAAAGTCGCAAACAGGCCATGAAGTACGGTAAACATGGATTACTTGGGAATGATGGAATATTGCGCGTTTCCCCAATTTCAGATTTATCTTCCATCGATATATGGGCTTTTATATTTTCGACATGTATGCCATATAATAAATTATATGACCGAGAAAATTGTGGGTTTACCCGGGAAACGCTACGTAATACCGGATGGCTTTCAACTGATGGAGAAAATTATGGCCGCCTGGAATGGTTGAGGAAAAATTATCCTATACAATTTTTGAAAGTAAGGGAAATGTTGCCATGAACTTCAAAATAATCTTCCATTTGGATGGATGTGGTGTTTACTTTGATCCGAATGAACCGATCCATCTTGACGGCTTGCTCGCATGGGCGCTATCACCTATGCAAAAAAGGAATCTGCATTTAGGAAGAGACGACGAGCCAGACGATATTCGCATCCCGCTTCTGGAGACTAAAATTAATGGCCTTCAAATATGGAACGCTTCTGCATTATTCCCCGCCGACAATCATATCGAAACGTTGCGATATTGGCGAAAGAGATTTAGGCAAAATAGATGTTGCCTATCCAACGGCAGCCCTAATTTAACCAATGGCGCATACAGAGAATATAATATGCCAATACCTTTGCTTCTATGCCGCGACATGGTGGCTTATGCCAGCGGCAATCGCAAAGAAGTCAAGAAAATTTTTGATCGGCAGTTGAAATATTTGGGGAAGAAAAGATCAGTGGGATATGGGAAAATTCTATCCATTGATTATGAGGAAATGGAAGAAAATCATTCTCTAACTAGGCAAGGACACGCTATGCGCTGGCTTCCCCTTGAAGGTGCGATGCGTCTTGTTCGCCCTCGTCCTCCATATTGGAATAATTACGGGAAAGTCCACTGTTGTGAAATAGGAGATGAATTTATTTGTGAACATATAAACAAAAAGGTTAATAAAATATGTCAGGAGATAAGATTCTAACAATAAAGCGTAAGCAAGTTCAAACGCTCATTGACCGTGGCTTTCGGGAGCCGGAAATCGCGGCCTTTTTTTCGTGCAGCATGGATGCAATAAAAAAACGTTTCGCCGGCATGTTTCCACGTGGGAAGCCTCCCAAACTGCCAAAGCCGGACGATATTAGGAAGATACGCCAACTTGCGGCTCTCAATTGTACGGATTCAGAAATAGCCACAGTTATGGCTATTTCTGTCGGTCAAATGTCGGCATGGAAAGCAGAAATACCAACAGTAGCGGAAGCCATAAATGACGGACGCAATGAGGGTAATATCTCCCTACGCCGGAAGAAATGGCAGATGGCGATTGAAGAAGGCAACCCGGCGCTCATTATCTGGGAATCGAAACAACGGCTTGGCGAGCAAGACCGGCAGAATATAGATATTGACGCCAAGGTGAGAGGCGGCGTTTTACTTGTTCCCGCCCCTGTCGATCCTGAATCATGGGCGGCAGCAGCGGCGGAGCATCAAAGGCGGCTGGAGGAAGAAGAAAGAAAAGAGTGAAACAAATAATATGGTCTCCTCAGCCGGGGAGCCAAACGTTATTTTTGTCCTGCCCATTTTATGAATGCCTCTTTAGCGGAACGCGGGGTAAGGGCGCTACGGATGCGTTGATTATGGACTTTGCCCAATTCGTTGGGCGCGGGTACGGCGCATCGTGGAATGGATATCTCTTCCGTCAATCATATCCCCAATTAAAAGACATCGTAATCAAGACTAAGAAATGGTTCCATCAAATCTTCCCCGAAGCAACTTTTAACGAAACCTCTTACGATTGGAAATGGCCAACCGGAGAGGAATTATCGCTGCGCTATATCGCCAACGAAAAGGACTATTGGAATTATCACGGTCATGAACGCCCTTGGCTAGGCTTTGACGAACTCACAAACTGGCCAACGGCAGAATGCTACATGCTTTTACGCTCGATTTGCCGTTCGTCAGAGCCTGGAATGCCACGCCATATTCGCGCAACTTGCAACCCCTACGGGGCGGGTCATAATTGGGTAAAAGCATATTTCGTCGACCTTGCCCCGTTTGGCACTCCGATAAAAAACGAAGAAGGACAAAT